CAGCCGCACTAGCAGAACCAGTGTTCTTAAAGTAACCAGCTCCATCTCTATAACCCATTTCACCAAGAATCTTTTCTGTAGTAAACGTTTTACCAACTCCGCCACGCCCAGCAATAAAGATTGCGTTCGCTGCGCCATTAACGGTTAGTTTCAATAGATTCTCAAGATCTTCTAACTGAGCTTCAAAACTTAATCGTTCTCTATCATTTAAAAGCTCATCTGCATTTGAATTATCAGCATATGTTTCTTTAGCACTCCCTTTAGTTACTTTACCTTCGTTAGCGCCAATCATTTCAAGAATTTTAGATTTATCTTTCTTGATCTTTTGTACTACTGCAGGCTTACCGTCAAATACATATTTAACGCCTTGCTTGGTAATGTTCTTTGGATATACTTCTTCAAGAGCTTCGAATACTTTAACTCCAGCACTTTTATATTTCCTATAGATCTTCCCTTTTGAAAAGTTAGGAGATACAATCATATCAACAATATCATCAAACATTGCTGGAACATCACCAGCTCCCGCTGCTTCTTTTAAAAGAATGGAATCTGTTCCATATGCGTATCCTTCATTTAAAGGAACTCCATCTGGAATAGTATAAACTACTTTACTGTTTGAACCTTTGTTATTAATGATTTCAGCAACAATAGGAAGGATTTTAACAACGCTTGTCATATTAGCAAACTCAACTCGTGTTGATGGTTTACCGTCTCCTAACCAAACATCAAATCCGGTTAATGCATTCGTTTGAGCTCTTGTTGAAGAGAAGTTTAATCGAACGGATATACCATTCTTATTAGCGAACAAACGTAAACCAAATCCTTTACCAGCAGATCCTTTATATTGCTCTAGCTCTGGCATTGCGAAAAGGTTTAAACCCGTCTTCTTTTTTAAATACTTAATCATTAAAAAGGTAGCTTTCTCAATAGAGCCTGATGAAATACCTTCAGTTAATACGAAATCCTTAAATCTTAGTTTGTTAATATCCATTTAGTGTAATAGTAATTTTAGTTATTTATAAAGTTTCAAACTTTAAAACCAGAGAAGTCTACGTTCTTACCAATGTTATGCATGGCATCACTATTACCCACTTGTGCTCCTGCTATTTTAGAATCATCTAATATATCTTGAGTTGGGTCAGCAACATCATATAAACGCATCTTAGATTTATCTACTCCAACGACAAACCGTTTATTATTACTTGGATCATTATAACGATTCTTCAATTGCTTTACCATTATTTGATTCATTCCTTCTAACTGTTCATTACTAATTAAAGCAATCATTAAGTCAGCTGTGGCAGGTAAGCCGAAACTTTCTGATGTATCAGTTAAGTCAACATCGGAATTATTAAATCCAGAACGAGTAACCTGAGTAGCACTCCAAATTGGAACATTACACTCAACGGCCAATCCTCTAACTTCTTCAGCAATACTTTTAATTAAAGAATAGGTGTTAACGCCTCCGCTTAAACCTTTAATTCTGCTACTAGCACAAATGTTTAGATAATCAATAAAGATAACATCTGGTACAAATTGTTTCTTCATTTTAAGCTCTGTTATCAAAGCTCTGAAGTGACCAACATGAGCTCCAGCAGTTGGGTATTCCTTAATAATCAACTGACCTTTAACTTTATCAGAAACTTTCTTTATTTTAGAATTAAAGTTTTCACGGGAAAGCGTATCAAGTTGATCAATCCTTACATCAAACAAATTAGCATCAATACGTTCAGCGATACGCTCTTCAGCCATTTCCATTGTTATATAAAGAACATTCTTTCCTTGAGAAATTCCATCTGCAGCAAGGTGGCACATAGCCAAACTCTTACCAACACCAGTTCCTGCAAGGATAATGTTTAATGTTTTATTAGGTAAACCACCGCCGGTGATTTCATTAAACATTGTTAAATCAAATGGTAACTTCTCTTCATCTCTATTATAAAAATCAAATCGAGATTCAGCATCGCCAATATAATCATGGCCAACCGCCGTATCAAATGTTACGGAAAGAGCTTTACTTAAAATCTCTGGAATAATACCTTCGTTTTTATCTGGGCTCTTTCCATCAATAATAGAAATACTTTCCATTACTGCATTATGAACTGCTCGATCTTTACACCATGTTTCAGTACTTTCTAACAACCAATCTTCATCGCTATTATCAGCTTGTTCTAAATTAGTAATTGTTTGATATATTTCATTTACATCGCTACGATTACTATATTCAGAATTCTGAAGTTCAATTAAAAGAACGTTACTTGTTGGCAGTTTGTTATACTTAGAAATAAAGTTAACGATTAAATCATAAACTGCTTTTTCTTGGTTATCAAAATATTCTGATTTAATATGAGGTAATGATTTTCTACAAAACTTCTCATTATTAATTAAATTTGTTAATATAATTTCCTCGAAAGATTTATTCATGCTTATCTGTTTGACCTTGTTCTATTAATATTTTATCTAATATAGTTCCAATATAAGATGTAAAATATTGGTCTTTTTCTAAGGTTTCTTTTTCTATTGTTTCAGGATGTTTATCAATTTCATAAATGAACTTTAATACTGGCAGTTCCATACCATCAACGTCCTTTAATTCAAATGAGATTTTCCCATAACTATATTGGACGCCTTCATATTCTCCTTTAAGAATTTTAATTGAAGCATGGTCTTTAATTTTACCATGGGAAACAATTTCATAGTCTGATCCTTCTTCAAGCATCTTCTTCAATAGTTTCAGTTTCAAGAGCGGCATCTACAACCACTTCAGCTTCATCACCTGACATATCATGTAAACCAATCGTAAATTTGTTTTTAATAAAATCGGCAAAGTCAGTTTTCTCAAAGATAGGTTCCCAAAACTCTTTATTAAGAGTGTCGGCGGCACGACGGTTAACAGGATGCAGTTCTTCACCCGTCTCTGGGTTATTTGCCATGTACCATCCGTTCTTTGGTTTTGTAGCATAACCTCCGTCAATCGCAACATCAAGCAGGCCACTCCATTTTTGAATTCCACCTTCCCAACTCACTGTAATTGGAATACGGCTTTTCTCTTTAACAAATCTGCTTTTCTCAACTACAACGTTAAAGTGATAACCTTGAATCTCTGTTCCTTTTTTATCTTGTGAACGACCAATAATCCAAATGGTATCTGCTGAATAATAAATTCCAGTTCCTCCTGATACAACCGCTCTTGGAAACAGCCCCATCTCTTGATATGTATGGTTAACTGCAATCAGAGGAATGTCTTTCATTGTTAAGTAAGGAGTAGCCATTCGGAATAAACCCTTAATGGATTTTGCTCGGCTCATATCAGCGACACTCTTTTCGTTAATAGCGTCGTCCATCTCCTTCTTAGATGCAAGGTTACCAATCGAATCAATAATAACAATAACTTTATCTTTGCGATCTAGATCTTCAAATTGGTTAATCATATCGAACTTCAGTTCTTCGACATTCTTAATAGGAATATGAAGTACTCGGTTAATATCAATACCAAAGCTTTCAAAGTATGCTTGCGGAGAACCAAACTCTGAATCATAAAACATTAGAACCGCGTCCTTATGTTGTTTTAAATAAGCACTTGCCATTAGTAGAGCAAATGAAGTTTTAAAGTGTTTAGAAGGCCCAGCCAATACGGTTAACCCGCTTGTTAAACCCCCATCCATTTTTCCACTAAGCGCGACGTTAATCATCGGCACTGGTGTTGGAATCATATCCTTCTCCGCGTAAAATTGGCTATCGGCTAGGACGTCGGCTTCTTTTACTCGGCAGTTCTTTTTTAGTTTATCTAGTAATGACATATAGTTTTATTTTGTTGCTGTTAATATTATAATCTATTTTTTAATGAATGTAAATCATTAAATATTATTATTATGTGAAGTCTTCTAATGAAGCGGTTTCACATTCTTGTTCAGCTTCCCACCTCTGCCTTTTATTATCTTGTAAGATATATGTGGTATTTACTTTATCAAGATCACCTTGTAAATATTTTACAATTTGGCCCATCATATCTTCGGCTGTCTTAACAGGAACATTTTGACAAATATGATTCCATTGTTTAGTATTAAGTAATTGAAAGTCTTTAGGCAAATACATAATTTCCATACACTCGCGAACCGTTAAATAACGATCTTCAGTTGGATGAGTAAGCCATTGTGGGAGGTGGCCAACAAAAGCACCAATATAATCCTTGGGCCATGTAACAGTTCTTCTCATTACTCCTTTGCCATTTTTAATTTTTTCATTCATTCGAC